ATACCTGATATTGAAATGGCTATGGTAGATACTGCAAACAGTTATTACCGTATAGGAACATCAACAAGAGGCTTTATTAGTTTGTGGTATGAAGCTGACACAGGAAATATTTTGTTCAGCACACTATATGAAAGAACCAATGTAAGTGCGACCTTTACCATACAGTACACCAAAACCACCGATTCAACTATCTCGATAGGCGAAGAAACAGACTACAGCACTACAGAAAAGATTGTAGGAACTTGGATTGACGGTAGACCTGTTTGGCAGAAGACAATAGATATTGGTGCACTACCTAATAAAACAGCTAAGACTGTTGCACATAACATCTCTAATTTAGGTGTAGTATGTAACATCTATGGAATAATGGTAGGTGCTAATATATATCAACCACTTCCAGTATTAAATGATGCTACGCCGAACAAATCAGCCGCAGTATGGTGCGATGATACGAATATAAATGTTCGTGCAACCAATGAAGATTATAGTGCTTTAAATGGTTATATCACCATTCAGTACGTTAAGGCAACATCATAAATAAAATAACGGAGTAGTAAGCTTATGGAATATTCATTAAGTGAGATATGGGGCTTTTTTGTAATCCTAATAGGCCTCATTTTAACAATACTAGGCATTATTGAAAGATTTATCAATTTAAAAGCTAAATCAAAGGAGCCGCACGTAAAGTTGGAAAATAGGGTAACCATTTTAGAGACTTGGAAAAACGGAGTAGATCAGAGACTTGGAGAAGATAGCGACCGCTTTAGAAAGATTGAAGAAGGGAACAAAGCTACACAGAAAGCTATTCTTGCTCTAATGGATACTGCGCTCTCAGATAATGGCTGTAAAGATGAATTAGTGCGTGCAAGGCAAAACCTACATAATTATCTATTTGATAAGTAAAGAAAGGGGTTATTTATGAAGTTAAGTGATTTTTTAGCTGCTCTTAAGACAGCAAACGTACAGGTTGTTGTAAATGATCTACAGGATAATGAAGTATGTAAGATTTATGCAAACTCCTATGCAGCTCTTGATGAGTCTGTAAAGGAAAGAACAATCAACAGATGGAATATCAACGGTGCATCTGCAATCGCTATTGTACTTAACGATGCAGAAGTTACCGAGCCGTAAACCTCCTATTCCTCCTATAAAGCATCTAAGTGTCACAGCTTAGATGCTTTTTTGCTACGGATTGGTCTTTTTTCATATCTTTTTCTCAGGGCGTGTATCTGTCACAGGATACGCGCTTTTTTCGTGCATATTTTTGCACCACAGAGAAGTGTAAACACAACGCCACAGAGAAGTGACGAGTACAAAAAACACAAGAAAGGAAAAAACAGAATATGAGAAGAAAAATCAGAGAAACCAACGATGACCTTATGCGTCTTAATTTGCAGTTTTTTGCAGAAGAAGGTGAGGGTGATGATTCCGGGACAACAGAAAGTGGAGATACCACGACTGAAACCGAGACAACGCCTGCAAGAACCTACGAGGACGCACTGAGCGAGATTGCAGCCGCTAAAGCCGAAGCTAAGAAGTTTAAGGCAGAGAGAGATAACGCGCTTAAGAAAGCAGGGGATGCGACAAAGCAGCTCAGAGAGAAGATGAGTGAGGCAGAGATTAAAGCAGAGGAAGAAGCACAGGCAAAAGAGGAACGTGAAGCTTATTTAAAGAGCCTTGAAAGCTACAAAGCTGAGAACGAGGCTGTTAAGCGTTACAGACTTCAAGGAATGCCCGATGAACTTGCTGCTAAAGCTGCCAAAGCAGAGATTGACGGAGATATGGATGCGCTTGCCGACATTCAAAAGCAGTACACACAGACCGTTATCAAAGAGAAAGAAGCCGAGTGGAAAGCATCACGCCCAAGAGTAAACGTTGGCGATGACGATGACTCTTCTCCTATGACAAAGGAAGAGATTCTTGCAATCAAAGACACCAACAAGCGTCAACAGGAGATTGCTAAGAATATTAACTTATTCAAGTAAATTCAAAAAAGGAGAAAGAAAATGGCAGAGAAAAATCTTATTAAGAAAGCTGATCTTGCTAGAGCAAGAGAAATTGATTTCGTCTACAAGTTTGAAGATGGAATCCAGAAACTTATCGAGGCACTTGGCGTAACAAGAAAGATTCCCAAGACAGCCGGAACAAACCTTAAGGCTTACAAGGCAACAGGAACACTCCAGGATGGAACTGTTGCAGAGGGTGACATCATTCCTCTTTCACACTACAAGACTGAGGCTATTACTTTTGACGAGATTACTCTTAAGAAGTGGAGAAAAGCTACTTCCGCAGAGGCTATCGTTGAGAAGGGCTTCGACCAGGCAGTTCAGATGACAACTGATGAGATGCTTAAGGATGTTCAGAAGGGCATCAAGAAGTATTTCTTTAATTTCCTTAGTAACGGAACAGGCATTGCAGCAGGTTCAACATTCCAGGCTACTCTTGCAGCAGTTTGGGGACAATTACAGGTTCTCTTCGAGGATACAGAGATTGCAGCAGTTTACTTCATGAACCCTCTTGATGTAGCTGATTATCTTGGTTCTGCGGCTATCACAGTTCAGCAGGCATTCGGTATGTCTTACATCGAGGATTTCCTTGGACTTGGAACAGTTATCCTCAACTCTAACGTTCCCAAGGGTACAGTATATGGAACTGCTAAAGAAAACTTAGTACTTTACTATGTACCTGTAAACGGTGCTGATCTTGAAAACGCATTCGAGTTCACAGCAGACGAACTTGGATACATCGGTATCCACGAGTCATCTGATTACGATAACGTAACATCTAAGGACACTGTTCTTTCAGGCGTTGTTCTCTTCGCTGAGAGAATTGACGGTGTTGTTGTTGGTACAATCGGTGGTTCTGTAACACCTACAATCACACTTGTTGATGGCGATTCACTTACAATCCCTGTTGACGGTGTTGAGAAGATGCGTGTTAAGGTTGCACCTGCCGGAACAGCATTCACATGGGCTTCTGATGACACAAGCGTTGCTACTGTAGCAAACGGTCTTGAGAACGCAGATGTTGTTATCACTGGTGTTAGCGCAGGTACAGCAGATGTTACTATCACAATTGGTTCTGGAGCATCAGCAGTAACAGAGACAATCGCTGTTACAGTATCAGCTAGTGCTTGATAAAGAAAGGGAAAGTGTATGCAGCAGTTTGAAGTAATTAGATATTTCACTGATGCGCAAGATAAAGAGTATGCCTACCACGAGGGTGATATTTACCCTCGTGCGGGGCTTTCCGTGTCAGAGAAACGTATTAAAGAACTGCTTAGTGGAAACAACTTTCAGAGAGTACCGTTAATCAAGCGTACAGACAAGGTTGCGGTTGAAAAGAAAGTTGAAGAACCCAAGCAGGTCGAGGAAACACAGGAAGTAAGTTACACAGCAGCAGATATCAAGAAGATGCCTTATATGAAGCTTAAGTCCGTTGCGAAACAGAACGGCGTGGCAATCAAGGACAGAGAAGCAGCAGATATCAGAGCTGATCTTATTGAGAAATTGGGGTTGTAATTATGACACTTAACGATATGCTTACAGAGATTTTTGAAAACTTAAAAATAGAGATGAATGCTGATGATTCACAGTCAGATAAAGTCAATGAAAGTCTTTTAAAAGTGAAAGTTGATGGGGCATTTCGTGATGTGAGAAGGGCAAGAAATTATCCTAAACATTACTCCGAAGCGCAGATTGAGGCTGATTTGGTGAATTATTACTCTAACATCGAAGCTTTAGCGCGATATGACTATAACAAGGTCGGTGCAGAGGGACAATCTTCTTACAGTGCTGATGGTACAAGCATTCATTATTTAGACAGGAACAAGCTCTTTAGCGGGGTTTATCCTATTTCGAGATAAAGGGGGCTTATATGAGGACACCAAGAAGAGTCAAGCAGAAAATGCACTACGCACTCCTTGTAGGGAAAAAACCTATTTATGAGCGTGACGATAAAGGAAACATAATATACAGGATTATAAACGGCGATAAAGTTCCGCTTAATACAGGTGAGGATGAGGATAAGTATTCAGCACCCATAGAGTTTTACAACTCAATATCTGGTGAACTTACAGAAAACGAGTTACAGGCTTTTGGAACACAAAACATGGCAGATGCAAAGATGACTTATAAAAGAGGGCAATATCCGTTTAGAACAGGGACACTGATTTGGAAACAATCAGAAGTTAAGTTCATAGATGGAGAGATTGACCCAACATCTGCTGATTTCAGAGTTATGGGCGTTATGAACGAAGGACAGCATTTTTGGAAAGCAATGATGCAAGCGGTATCAAACAATGAGACTTGACATATCTTTAAACCAAAAAGATGTTAGCCGGGCTATAGGTGAACTTAAGAAGTATCGAGACAGTTTACAGATTAAGAACGAAATCTTTGTCAACAGATTGCTCGATCTTGGAATCAAGGTTGCTGAGAAGCATACAGGCAAATATACGGGGTATATTTCTTTTGAAAAAGAAGTATCGGGAAAAGGAAGATATGTCATAGGGATTTTAAAAGGGCGCGATACAAAGCCTTTTATTTCATGGTGGTACTACAGAGGTGACAAAAAGGTAGTAGAAGTAAGCGGATTGCTTATGTCGGAGTTTGGTTCAGGTTGGCTTTCCGAAGTCTTATTTGATGTTCCGGGCGTAGGTCAAGGAACATTCCCAGGACAAACACACGCTACTGATAAACAATGGTATTGGACGGATGACAAAGGAACACACGTTAGCCGAGGTGAAGTTCCCACCCATCCAATGTACAGTGCAGAAATGCAGATGATAGACCAGATTTATTCTATAGCAAGAGAGGTATTTGGAAGTGGTATCTGAAACATGGTATTCAAAAATTGAATCATACATACTGACAACACTTAGATACGAACTTACCGAGAAAAATTCAGCACCGTATCCAAACCTTAAGTGTACGACATCTAATCAGGCAGAGTCGCTTGAAAACGTTAGTGATTTTCCTACTATGTATATTCACATGTTACCTCCTTTAGAAATAGGGGAAGATTTAACTAACGAAACCGTAAATGCTATCAATTGCACCTTTGAACTTCAAGTCTTTTCAGACAAGTCCGAGAATGAGTGTAGAAACATCATAACAGCCGGGATACAGCAGATGAAGAAAATGCATTTTAATGTTGAAATGTTCCCCGATCCTAGAACTATAGACAAAAAATATATCGCAATTACAAGAGTGAATCGCGTGATTGCAAGCGGTGATAAAGAAATAGTCCCGCAAGAAGATGATTGACTCTATGTGAGTTTTTCATAAATAACAAAAATAAGAAGAGGTGCAAGATGCATCTCTTTTTTCATGTCCAAACGGGCAGAAAGGAGAAATATTATGGCAGTACAGGAAGCCGGATTAAGTACTCTTGGCGTTAAGTTTGGTTATGCCGTAGAGACAACAGCAGGTGAGAAGCCCGCAGCTTTCACTTGGCTTGAAAGATGTAACTCCATCGCGGGTATCGAACTCTCAACAGAGACAATTGATGCGTCTGCTCTTGAAGATTACATCACAAAGTATATCGCAGGTAGACAGGATTCTGGTGGAGATTGGACAATCACGTTCAACTACACATCAGAGGTAGCAGCACAGTTACAGGCTATGATTTCAGCTTATAACACAGCAAAGGCATCTAACCTTAAGACATGGTTTGAGGTATGGATTCCCAACTCAACAGATGCGTTCTTTGTTGTAGCACAGCCCCCTCAGAGACTTCCTATGCCTGAGTTCTCACAGAACGAACTTCTTACAATTGATGTAGGATTCGCAGTTGAGGATTACAAGGGCGAGTCAACAGCAATCGAGCCTGCATCGGCGGGGTAAATAGCTCTGGTAATGGTGGCAATCAGAGCGGTAATACATCTCAGAACCCTGAGCCTCAGACCACTGGTTATCTGGATGAAACTGCTCTCGGAGCAATGACAGATAGCGAGATTCTTGCTCTTGCAACAGAGAGGGGTTACACAATAACCGCTTCCACGACTGAGGATATCATTGATGAGTTCCTTGAAGAACAGGAACTTTATTATGAGTTTACTCAGGCTGAACTCAATGAACTTACGATTAGTGAGATTGAGAGCATTGCAGCAGCAAGAGAATATGTAATAACACAAACACTTAAAGCTGATATTATCACAGAGTTTTTGACACAGCAAAATGCTTAAGAGAGGAACATGGGGCGGCCTACGGGCTGCCCCTTTCCCTTTAAGCAAACAGGGAAAGGAAAAGGAATATGAACACATTTGTAATTAACAATAAGAGATACATTGCAAAAGAACTTACTTTTGGTGCAGTAAGACAGTTTGAGAACAACGGGCTTTCATTGTCAGATATTTCTAAGAAGCCCATGTCTCTTGCTTCCGCTTATCTTGCATTTTGTTCAGGAACAAGCATTGACTTTGCGGACAATGAGATACAGGAGCATGTAATCAACGGTGGCAACCTTGACGGAGTGTTTGAGGCAGTAACAGGAGCGATGAATGAATCGCGTTTTTTTCAGGCACTCAACAAAAAGGCAGAGGCAGCAGCGGAAGAACCCGTTCAGGAGATCAGGGAAGCAGAGCCTCAGATAGTCAACGTAGAGGTAGTTCAGTAAAGTACAAGACTCTTACTGAGGAATATGAAAAAGAACTTTTACCCTCAGTCATAGCGATGGGTTATACATACAACGAATTTTGGGACATGAACCCAAGGATTTTAGAGGCTGTAATAGAGGGATATAAGCTTAAGCGAAAGGTAATAGACGAAGATCAATGGCTTTTAGGCGGTTATATTTTCGAGGCGGTAACCATAGCAGTCGGAAATATGTTCAGAAAGAAAGGACAAAAGCCGCAATCGTACTTTGAAGCGATTAAAAAGCCAGTATTAGGCACTGTTCAATCGAACGGTGAGCTGTCAGAGGAAGAGAAGAAAAAGAAACTTGAGCTTCTAATGGCAGGTCTTAGAACAAAACAAGCCAATTTTGAACTTGCAAAACAGCAGAAGAAAGGGCAGTGAGTCAAATCGCTGTCCTTTATTTCAAGGAGAAAACTACTATGAACATAGATTCTTTAAATATTGAAATTAAATCTAGTTCTTCAAGCGCAAAACAATCTATTGATTCTCTTATTGGTTCTCTCCAAAGATTAAATAAGCAATTAGGCATAAAAGATGGTGAGAAGTTTGTAAACACCCTTAATGCAATGGCTGATGCTATGGGTAGGCTATCCGGGCAATTTAGTGGAATGTCCAACATGGCATCCGGCTTTAATGATGCAGCAAAGGGCGCAGATAGCGTGTCAAAATCAACCCAAAGTGCTACGCAGAACGCAAAGCAGCTACTTGCAGTGGTTGATAAGGTGGCTAAAGGCTTTGGTGATTACTCTCAGATGATTGATAAGGCGTTTCAGATGGACACCCATCAATCTATGGATAGTAAGTCTTTCTCTGAGATGGGGAAAGAAGCTGAAAAAATGCTTCCCGCCCTTATGGAGATTGAAAAGTTTCAACCACCTCTTATGGCTGATACCACAGCTCAATTTGAACGCTTTTCAAGGGTTATTGAGTCTACAGGAGACGCCTATAAGCGTTTAGGTCTACCAGACTTCTCAAAAGATATTATAGATGTCAATTATGAAGAGATAACAGAAGAAGGGCAGCAGACGAGCGAAAACCTTCGTGAAATAGGCGAAAACATTCAGAATGTCTCAAAAGCAGCAGATGAAGCGTCTAAAAAGAAAATTGCGCCCACTGTTAACAAAGACGTTCTTGCTAACATAGAGGCAATGGCTAAAGGCTTACAGGAATTATCTAAAGAACTTGATAATATTGGCAATGCCGGAATAAAGGCCTTCAATCTTTTAACAACGCCTCTTAGGGGAGCGGTAAACGAGTACGTTGAAAAATTCAAAACAATGAGTAATGTGATGACGCATTTCTCGAATCATATACATGAGAAACTTTCCAAGATGTCAGCATTTTGGAAGAGAGCAATGCGAACATTTACATTTATGCTCGTAAGAAAGTCTATCACAGCACTGATTAAGGATGTTGGAAACGCTGTTAATTCACTTGCTAAATTCTCAAAAGCAATGAATACCGAATTTAACGGCAGCATGTCCAATTTAGTTGCCGACTTTTCATGGATAGGACGCGCTATAGTTGGTGCGTTTGAACCTCTTATAAACGCAGTTGTGCCTATCATTGACATGATCGCATCTAAGATTTCTTATTTGCTTAGTCTCTTAGGTCAGTTCTTTGCGGTGGTAACGGGAAGCAACACCTATACCAAGGCAACAAAAAATGTAACAGACTATGCAGCGGGACTTGATAAAGCATCTAAAGCCCAAAAGAACCTCACAATGGGCATTGATGAATTAAATATCTTATCAGAGAACAAAGGTGGCGGTGGTGGCGCAGGTAACCCTCTCGCAGAATGGGAAATTGAACCTGTGCAGCAGAAAATTAAAGACTTTTGGGATTGGCTTAAAAACCTACTCTTAAGATTCTTTAATCCACTTTTAGAAGCGTGGAACAGAGCAAAGCAATATCTTATAGATGGCTTTAAAACAATGGTTATTGCATTGCAAAGGTTGTTCGGTCATATCATTGATGACTTCCTTACAATGTGGAACCAGGAAAAAACCATTCGCATGTTTGAACAGCTTTTAAGAGTTGTGGGCGATTTGTTTAGAGTTGTCCGCAATCTTGCTAACGGTCTTGATGAAGCATGGCAAAAGGGCAAAGTCGGTCTTAGGATATTTGAGAACTTAAGAGATATTGCAGCAACTCTTGTAGATCATATAAGAAACATTTCTTACTATATGATTGGATGGGCTGACAGCATAGATTTTTCACCTTTGCTTGAATCGTTTGAATTATTAACGAGAAAACTTAACAGATTTGCTGAGTTTGTTGGTGGTGTAGTTGAGGATATTTTTGTACTTGGAATCCTTAAGTATGTCAAATACCTTATAGAAGAAGCTATCCCTCATTTAAACGAGACAATAGCAGGCATAGTAGATGCTTTTGATTTCGCTACACTAAGAGAAAATCTTAAGCCGGTATGGTCGGGCGTTGAAGAAATGTTTGAAAATATCCATACAGGAATGACGAATGCTCTTGGTAACATTGGAAAGGCACTTGCAAGATTTACCAATTCTAAGGAATTTACAGACTTCCTTAATAGACTTGTAGACATAACAAAACTTATCACAGCAGAGCGTGTTGAAAAGGTTTTAACAGGTCTTGGCGAGGCTATTTTGGATATAGCTAGAGATGTGGTTAAGTTTGTAAATAGCAAGGCATTTATGAAATTTTTGCAGGGTATAGCCGAATGGATAGATAAGAAGTCTACAAAAGAGATTGCAAAAACACTTGAAAAAATTGCTCTTGCTATTGTTGGATTTAAGTTTGGAGCATTTGCTACAGGTAAAATCGCGGGATTCTTAAAGTTTTTTGGAGTTATCACAGCGGCTAAAAATCTTGCAACAATAGCAAATCAGATGAGCGGTGTTGCAAAAAGCACAGAGGCACTTGGTACATCTTTGAGTGCCGTGTCTGTAGTAAAAAACCCTTTTACCACACTTGGGACAGACGCAGCAACTCTTGGGGATAAGATATCAAGCATTCCTGGTGGAATTGCAAACATCGGCAAAAGTCTTGCTAATCTTCATACAACTATCAGTCCCATTGTTGGTCTTTTTGGCAGTATACTTGCGGGATTTATGGAGTTTAAATCTGTAAGCGATACAGTTGAAAACTTACGGTTAGGAACAGAGGGTCTTGCAGCGGGCATTGGAAAACTCACAGTTGCTATTGGTGCAGCAGCAGTAGCTTTCACAGCCCTTTTAGGATTTCCGGCAGGTATTATTGCGGCGGGTTGTGTTGCAGGTGTTGCGGCCATAAAAGGTCTTTACGATGCCGCCGAACAGATTAGGCTTGATAACCTGTTTGATGCAGTATTAACGCAGGGCGATTTAACTATTTCTCAGGTTAAATCATGGTATGCAGAAGCTACAGAAGTTATTGATGAAAATATCAATAAGTGGAAAGATGCTGAGAGAAACCTTACACAAGATCGACATGATTTAGAAGAATATACAAGATCATTACAGGAGTTTGGTTCTGTATTTAAGAGTAATGTAGAACCAACTGCATCAATGGCAGACACCCTTGCAAAGAAGTATCAAGATTTAGGAACTGCCATAGAAAATTACATAGACCAAAGCACAGACG